GGACTTGGAAATCACCGGGACTAAGGATATAAGTCAATACTGAATGATAAAAGATGCCTGATCCAGACGATGAAAATAGCTCCGGCCCGGAGAAAAAGCGACTTTCGCCAGAGGATTGGCGCGAGATCGAGGTTCATTGGGAATGGGGCACCATGCGGACCAAGGAGATCTGCTCGAAGTGGGGCATCACTCCGTCCGCGGTCGCGCAGCATTTCGAACGTCTGAAGAAGGCCGGCACGCCGATCGTCAAGGGTGCCAAGAAGATCGAGCTCCAGAAGCAGGCTGCGGCGCGCGTCGCCGGCGGGGCCGCGGTTCAGACCGCAAACAAGGTGATCTCGGAATTCGAGAGCAAGCGCAAGGACCGCATCGAGCAGGTCAAGGAGATGGCCTACCGCTCCTCGATGAGCGTGAAGCAGCAGTTTGCCAAGGTGCAGAAGGAGATCGCCGACGGCGCCCGCACCTTGGAGGGCTCCTACAACGCCTTCAAGTCGCTGCGCATGGCCGAGGCCTTCCTGAAGCTGAACAAGGACAATCTCTACGACGTCCTGGATATCGCGACCGACGTTGACGACCGCGACCTGCCGACGCTGGTGTTCGAGGATCTCACCGAGACCGAGATCCTGGCGATCCAGGCCGGCGAGGATGAATTCGACGACGATATCGAGCTGCCGGATGCGCCCGATGACGACGACATCATTGAGGACAAGGCGTGACCACCCATCGTCACGTCCTGAAGATGCACGGCAAACAGCGCGAGGTCTTCCAGGATCCGCACCGGTTCAAGTGCGTCGTCGCCGGACGTCGCTGGGGTAAGACCCAGCTCTCCAAGCTGAAGATCTGCAAAGCCGCAACCAAGGCCAAGCAGCTGATCTGGTATGTCGCGCCGACCTACGCCATGGCGCGCGGCATTCTGTGGGAGGAGCTCAAGGACGCGATCCCGCGTAAGTGGGTCCATTCCTACAACGAAACCCGCATGACCATCCGGCTGCACAACGGCACCCGGATCGAGCTCAAGGGTGCCGACAAGCCCGACACGCTGCGCGGCGTCGGTCTGAACCTGCTGATCATCGACGAAGCGCAGGATATCAAGCCCGACACCTGGTATAAGGTGCTCCGCCCGACGCTCGCCTCGACGCGCGGCGAAGCCATCATCATCGGCACGCCGAAGTCCTTTAACTGGCTCTACGACGTCTACATGCTGGGCCAGCAGGGCGAGACGATCGAGATCACCAAGGGTCGGAACAAGGGCCGCAAGCGCCCGAACCCCTGGAAGTCGTGGCAGTTCCCGACCATCACCTCGCCATTCATCCCCAAGGGTGAAATCGAGGCGGCGCGCGCCGACATGGACGAAAAGTCGTTCCGCCAGGAGTTCGAAGCCTCCTTCGAGACCATGTCCGGGCGCGTCTATTACACCTTCGATCGCAAGGTTCACGTCGGGCAATATCCGTTCAATCCGAAGCTGCCGATCTGGGTTGGCCAGGACTTCAACATCGACCCGATGTCGTCGGTCATCATGCAGCCCCAGCCGAACGGCGAGGTCTGGATCGTCGACGAGATCGTGCTGCGCGGCTCGAACACCCAGGAGACCGCGGACGCGCTGTCTCAGCGCTATTTCAAATGGCAGAAGCAGACCGTCATCTATCCGGATCCGGCCGGCGCGCAGCGATCCACCAAGGGCCGCGGCGAGTCCGACATCGATATTCTGAAGGATGCCGGCTTCAAGTGGATCAAGGTCCGCCGCAAGCATCCGAAGATCGCCGATCGCGTCAACGCGGTGTGCCGGATGTTTAAGGCGGCCGACGGCTCGGTCAAAATGCGGGTGAATTCGACCTGCAAGAAGACGATCGAGGCGTTCGAGCAGACCACCTACAAGGAAAACACGCGCGAGGTCGACAAGACCAAGAACATCGAGCACGCCGCGGACGCCTGCGGTTACTGCATCGACATCGAATTCCCCTGGAAGGACAAGACCGCGTTCGGTATCTCTATCTAGGCTTGATTATAAGTCAGTTCTGACTTATTATCTGGGATCGCTCCCTTTTGGTGACTATCTTGGCCGATCAGAAGACCCTCAAGAAATTCCTGGAACGCCGTCATCCCGACTACAAGCGGATGGCGGGCCATTGGCGTTTCCTGGAAGCCACCTATGAGGGCGGCCGCGACTGGTTCGAGTGCGGCAACATCTTCCGCTACATCAAGGAAGGCGACAAGGAATACAAGGAGCGCGTCGAGCGCGCCTATCGCTTCAACCATACGCGCGAGGTCACGGATCTCGTCCAGAAATACATCTTCAAGTCGCCGATCATCCGCGACGACACCGACGCGCCGCTCGAAATCAAGACGTTCTGGGAGAATGCGACCCTGTCGGGTCTCGACGTCAACCAGTTCATGAAGCTGGTTTCTACGGAATCGTCCAAGCTCGGCCGCTGCTATGTGGTGGTCGACACCACGATGCCGGCTGTTGAGATCAACGGTGCTCCGATCTCCAAGGCCCAGGCCAAGGCGATCAAGGCTCGCGCCTATGCCTATATCGTCAGTCCGCTCGATGTCCTGGATATCGGTTTTGACGAGCAGGGCGACATGACCTGGGTCCTGATCCGCGAGCGCGTCCGTGACGACGCTGATCCGATCAACGCGACCGGCGACTGCTATGAGCAGTTCCGGCTCTGGACCAAGACCTATCACCAGCTGTTCACCGTCGAGCTGCGCAAGAACGACATTTTCGTTGTGCCTGGTCCGCAGGTGCCGCATGCCGTCGGCACCGTGCCGGTATTCGCCGTCGATCACGTCATCGGCGACAACAAGTATTCGGCGCCGGCCCTGATCAACGACATCGCGTATCTCGACCGCGCTGCGGCGAATTATCTGTCGAACCTCGACGCCATCATCCAGGATCAGACCTTCTCGCAGCTGGTGATGCCGGCGCAGGGCCTGATGCCCGGTGAGGACAAGTATAATGCCCTGATCGAAATGGGCACCAAGCGGATCTTTGCATACGACGGCGAGGGCGGCGCGAAACCGGAATACATCTCCCCGGACGTCAAGCAGGCCCAGCTGATCATCACGGTGATCAACAAGATCATCACCGAAATCTATCACACCATCGGCATGGCCGGTGAGCGCACGAAGACCGACAACGGCATGGGCATCGACAATTCGTCGGGTGTCGCCAAGGCCTACGACTTCGAGCGCATGAACTCCCTTCTCACGTCCAAGGCCGACTCCCTGGAGAATGCCGAGAATAAGCTCATTAATCTCGTCATGGCCTGGAATGCCAAGAAGGCTCCCGAAAAGGAGCTCGTGAAATACCCGGACACGTTCGACGTCCGGTCCCTGTTCGATGAATTCACGATCGCCGAGAGACTGGCCCTCGTGGATGCACCGGACACCCTGCGTCAGGAGCAAATGAAGCAGGTGATCGAGAAGCTGTTCCCTCGGCTCGCCGAGGATCTGCGGAAGAAGATGGAGACCGATCTGAAATCGTGGCCGCCGAAGCTTGAAGATCTCACGGCGACGGCCGCGAGTGGAGGCAAGCAGCCTACGATCCCTGCAAAGGGACCGAAACCCGCCGCGTCCAAGCGCCAAGGACAGGTGACCAAAACTACCGGGCAATAATGCCCAAATGGGAAGCCGAGAAACTGTGCGACCCAACCACCCCGTAGACCGAGAGACTGGATCTATGAATATGCGTTCGACCACTGCACTGACCCCGATGATTGCCGGCCCGGCGCCGCGCGACCATTACAACACCTTCCCGATTGCAGGCATGCGTCTGCTGGACGGTGAAAGCGAAGCCGATAAGGCCACTCGTCTGGCTGCTGAAGCCGAGACCGCGCGCCTCGCCAAGGAAGCTTCCGATGCAGCCGCAGCCGAAGCTGCCCGCATCCAGAAGGAAAAGGACGACGCCGAAGCTGCTGACGCGGCTGAGAAGGCCCGCCTGGCCCAGGAGCGCAAGGACGGCAAGCTCACCGACAAGGAATTCGAGCTTCTCACCGACGCCATGAAGCACAAGGCGACCGCGCGTGAGGCCAAGCGCCTGGCCGACGAAGCAACTGCCAAGCTGAAGGCATTCGAAGGTATCGATCCGGCGAAGATCCGCGACCTGATCAAGGCCGAGGAAACTGCCAAGGCTGCCCAGGTAGCCGCGGAGCTCAAAGCGGCCGAGAAGGCCGGCGACGTGGAACGCATCAAGGCTATGATGGCCGAGGAGCACACCAAGGTCGTCACCACGCTCGAGACCACCATCAAGGACAAGGACGCCGCCCTCGATGTCGCCCAGAACACGATCAGCGATCTCACGGTCGGTGCCGCGTTCTCGAACTCGACCTATATCAAGGATGAGCTCGTGCTGACGCCGCATATCGCGCGCCAGGTCTACAGCTCCTACTTCGACGTCGTCGATCGCAAGGTCGTCGCCTTCGACAAGCCTCGCGGCGAAGCCGGTCGCACCCCGCTCACCGGCGCGGACGGCAAGGGTGTCGGCTTCGAAGATGCGATCAAGAAGATCGTCGAGGCGCAGCCCGACAAGGACTCGATCCTGAAGTCGAAGCTCGGCTCCGGCGCTCAGTCGCGCACCGAGAAGGGCAACACGACCGAGAACAAGGACGGCGAGCTCAAGGGCGCGGCACGAATTGCGGCAGCATTGTCCGCAGGCGCGTTCAAAAAGGCGGCCGCGAAATAAAAAGTCAGTCCTGACTTAAATTCTTCTTGGAAATTATATTTCGCCGGGTTACTCTATTGTCAGTCAATACTGACTTACAGTTTCCCGGCGATTTTTCTCTAAGGAGTTCGCAATGCCGTTGCTTGAGACCGAAGCCAACAAGCTCTCGCAGGAGTTGCTTGAGCGTGGCGTCATCGAGGAGATCATCGATCGCGATGAGCTTTTCGCCCTGTTCCCGTTCAAGACCGTGAACGGCAAAGCCTACCTCTACAATCGCGAGAAGACCCTCTCCGAAGGCGAATTCCTCGATCCCTACGAAGCCGTGCCGGAAGGTGCCGCGACGTTCGACGAGGTCACGACCCGTCTGCGCATTCTGGCTGGCGACGTCGACATGGACAAGTTCCTCCTGTCGACCCAGTCGGATTCCAACCCGCAGCTGGCGATCCAGATCGCAGCGAAGGCGAAGGCTCTGTCCCGCAAGTTCCGCCGCACCCTGGTCAACGGCAACAACGGCGTCAATTCGAAAGAATTCGACGGCCTGAAGGTGCTGACCCCGGCCGCTCAGACGCTGGTCGCTGGTGCCAACGGTGCTGCCGTCACGTTCTCGATGCTCGATGAGCTGAAGGATACCGTGAAGAACGGTGCCGACTGCT